CGGTCTTCTACGAACTTGGTGGTTTGTGTGGCTAATTCAGCTTCTGCAAGTCCTGTTAATCTGATCTCTGTACGACTTGGTGAAATTTGTGATATATACAATGGGCTATCCGCACTACCTACTCTATTTTGAAGAAAGTTATAGCTAACGTAGTATAAGCCACTATCTTCGTCTGATGGAAATGCGTCCTTCTCTGGATAAAGTATTACTTTTGTGTCTTCAATCGAAAAGTTGCGAGTATTATAATTGCTCGATACTAATACGTAGTCAGGAGTATATACGTGAGCTTCGATAACATCTTGTGCAGGATTAAACACCTCACTAATCTCTTGATTTGTGATAAGATTGACATCTTTTTGATTATACTCCTCAGAGTTAAAATTCGTAGGGTCGACTTGTTGTATATTATACGATACGCTCATGCTGTTTGGGTTTCCGCTAACTGCTGTGTTAATTGTATGTTCTCATCCCTAAGTTGTGTTATTTCATCCAGTAGTGCTTGAATGGTTGAGTCTGTAAATTCAGCTTGCACATACTCGCTACTAGTTTTTATAAGATATTCGTGGGAATTTGTTTCACCAAATTTTGGAATTTCAAAAAATAAACTATCGTAGTAATCGAAAAACTCAGCTACTGTTATTGTAGCTGGTTGTGTAGGGTCTTGCGACTGTGGTTGTATCAATTCAGTAAAAGTTGTATCTATTACTGTGTTGTACTGATTCTTCGCAAAGACTGTGTTAACTAAATTAGGTGCTACCATTATACTATAACTTTAAAGTACTGCTGATCTTCGAAAAGGACAACATTGGATGGTGAAAATATTGTTTTTATTACAATTTTATAGTACCTCTCTGGTTGTAATCCATTCATATATACTGTAAAGTACGATCCATTAGTATCAGCACTAACTTGTGTATATGTTGTATCAAAATCTATAACATACTCGTCTGTATAAGCATCCTTCACTGCATAGTAACTCGACGTAGGCAGTACGTAATTTGTTACGTAAAAAGAAGATGTTTGGAATACTCGAGCTGGGTATTTAGGACGAGCGTTTACTCTAAACTGTGCTATACTCTCCTGTCTGAATATTCCTGGGTTATCTTGTATTGATATGTAGGGTTGGTTTGCTGTTACTTGAGCTAGTGATGTATTATATGTGTAATCCCTCCACCGAAATTCTAATTCAGGTGGGTAGATTGTATGTGTATCTACTGAAAAGAATTTGAAGTCTGTATCGTAGCTTCCAGAGTTGTTAAACTCATTAGCCTGCCTTACTATGAATCCGTTGTTTGCTATGGTTCCTGATATCCAGGCTAGTACTGTAGGTTTTACAGATATTGATAAATCAGATACATCGTAAGTTACTGATTGAGAAAATGTGTAAGTTGATGATGTGAACCATGTTCCTCCTCCCACTGTTCCTCCTGCCAACCACGACCCTGTGAATCCTAAATTTGAAGCAGTTGACCATGCAGTACCTCCATCATAGTTCGTATACATCCAATTAGCTCCATCCAGGTTCTGGGGAGTGTCTCCAAACTTACCTGTTCCCATACTCCAGGATTGTGCAGCTGTGTTTACGTATACTGTTTTACTTTCAGGTAATCCTGTAGCATCTGCCGTATATAGTTTTAAATAAACATCTGTTGATGGTGCTGATATAGCATACGTGTTCCACACGTTTAGAATCTCTGTAGTGTTAAATGCTAATAACGCTCTTCTAACTTCAGCAACCCCACTCAACGTAAACTCAGAAGGATTATTGGAAACCTCAAGTATCTGGTCCAATCCCGCATTTAAGTGAGGATATTCTGAGTATAGTGTTGTGTCCTTTTGTGGATATATTTTATATACTGCCATGTTATTTTATTTTACAGAGGTACTACTCTTCCTTTAATGTCTTCGTTCGGATACTTTAATTCAAAAATTGAAGGATCCAGTGAAGGATACACTACATTGTTAATCGTAGCTCCTGCTATATCGTACGCAAACTCCGAGTAGTTTCCTTGACTTTTGTTTACAATATTCACTGTTTTAACAGTTTGAACTCCTTCTACCTGATCTAATGCTGTATATAAGTCTCGTAAGATGATTGGCTGGTTGATTTGCCACTTGCTTATGTCAAATGTTGTCTGTATTTGATTAATACATTCCGTGAGTACCTCGTTTGCTACGTAGTCGGGTAGTATAACTATATCAAATTCAACTCCAATATTAATAATATACCCATCCTTAATTCGAACTGTGTCTCCTATCATTCTATATTGTGATAGGTACGTTATAAGATTATTTTTAACTGTATCAGATGAATATGCTAACTTTCCATTAACATCATATCCAAGTACGTACAAATCTAATACGGATGGAATTTCTCCTATACTCAAATCCTGTACTTGAGTTGGCTGTACGTATGCTTGTGCTATCGTTCCGTACATTGGAGGTAAACTTAAAGCTCTGATTAGGTAGTCGTCTTTAGTTACTGTGCGTAGTTGTGTTGAGAAAGTTGAAATAGAATTATTTCTCAATTCCTCAATTGTATCTCCACTACCTCCTCCTGTAGCCGGTGTAGGGTTTGTAATTACGACCGAAGAGAATACTTCATTAGCCAGTGCAGGAACTAGTCCACTTTTTGTAAAAGTAGGTGTCGTTTGCAATGATGTGATTGCTCCTGCTGGAACGTTAGCTGCCACTCCTCCTCCTGCTAAGTACCTCACTGTTAAGGTTGTATTAGATGGTGCTATGCCGTATGTATTTGTAAATACAAAGTTTGTAGGATCAAATGCAGTTGTCAACTTAGTTTGCTGAGAAGGTAATCCTAATCCTACATTATCTAAGTTTGGTATTAAATTTTCATCAGTATCTCCTGCTGTTCCTGCACCAAACTGTATTTGTAAAGAGCCACTATCTAAAAATCTTGTTGCAAATCTTCTTTGAACTTTTCTTAGTTTAAGAAGGTAGGGAGCATCACTATATTGACTCCTGTTTGGATCGTTTATATTTGTATTCTTAATTGAATCGTAAATTGCATCTTGTGCTAAGTAATCAACCTCATACCACTCGTTATTATCTGAATCTGTAACGTCGAGTATTTTAATTATGTTTGCTGCTGATAGGATGTTTGTTGGATATGGTGTTGGATTTCCGTAAGAGAATGTTGTTGTATTTATTTGAGCAGAAATGGCTGGTGTTGATTTCTGTAGTAGAAAGTATGTTGGATTGTTACTGCCATCAACGGAAAATACTGAAACTGTCGTTGGATCGACTGAGCTTGATGTGGAGAAGTCTACTGTATTTTGAGTTAGGAATGATACACTGAACTGTCCTCCTGCTTGTACAGAAGAATTTTCAGGAAATACTAATGCGTAATCGTAATCTGGAATGTAAGTTGATCCACTTAGCTTAGCAGGAACTCGTTGGTAAATATCAATAATTGCTGTAGCCACTCCTGTAACTTTTGGCTTATAGCCGTACATATAAGCTAGGTCAAATAAACTATCTGTTCTTCTTGCATACTGTAGATAACTTTCTTGTATTTGATTATCTAAGTAAAAAGATAAGACATCTCCTACGTACGATGCTAATTCAATAAACAACATCCCTGGGGATGTTTCATTAAAATCGTTGTACGTTGCTGGAAAGTATGTTTTGCTATAGTTGATTAATGCGTCTCTAAAGCTGTTAAAGTCTCTGTTTAGATATCGTATGTCCCTTTTTAGTGCCATTATGTGAAGTTTATTTGAAGGGTGTCTGTAAAGGATGAGTTGGTGATACTGTATGTAATGTTTACTATTACTCCATTAACATTACTTGGATCTTCGAGAACGTTAATGACGTTAATCAAAACCTGTGGAAAGTATTTACCTACTTGCAATTCTATGATCCTTCTAATTTCAGAAATGTCTCTTCCTTGTTGTTGGAATAGCAATGCTCTCAAGTTTGCTCCGAATCCTGGATTTAGATATCTTTCACCTGTATTCGTAAGGAGATAATTTATCATTCGGGTTTTGATAGCATCTCTTGTTGTGTAGTTTGGCACAAATACAGCATCTCCGTTAAACGGTAAGTTGAGACCTACCGCTATACTGGTCTGTGTATCTATTGGTGCTATCTGTTGTAATCCGAATGCCATTTTTATTTACTTAGTAGATTCATAATTTGATCCATGCCGACCTCTCCTGGAGGCAAGCTTGATCCTTCACCCGCTGTATTGACTGGTGGTGGTGTATATGCAGGAGTTGCTGTTGTAAATGTGTTTGTTTGATCCATTGAGAATGGATTTCCTCCCAACATCTCCCTAAATGCCTGCCTAGAAGCCTCTGATATAGTTCCTGTGGTTGTTCTAGTTTCGGTAATTGCTCCTTGACTCCCTGCTCCAATAGGAACTTTAGGACTTCTAACTGCTTCTAGAAGTATATCTCTCATTTCTTCTTGAAATACCTCTTTTACAGCTTCTTTAATCATTTTTTTGAAATCTGTTACTTTCATATTAATAAATACTTTATTCGTTAGTTTTTAATAGCCTACTAAATTTTCACTATCAATCTTTAACTTCAACTCGTCAATAAGAGATTGTGGATTTAAAGTAAAAGATGGCTCAGTCTGTAGTAGGATGATGCCTGATTGGTTTTTAGCAATGCCTACGCTTTGTGTAAGTCCATTTCCGTATGGTTTCTTTACTACCTCCAATACAAATCCGTTGTAAGTTGTATCAACTGTGTTTTGGTCTGCATTTACTGCTTGCTCTTCTTCTAAAGTTACTGCTTCTATATTTAAAGGTGTCATAGGATTTGTGTTCTGCTGTTCATCCATACACTTTTTTAAAAAGAAATCTATTTTACTAAGTAGGTCTATGACTTTAGTTAAAGTAAGTTTTAGTACATTAATTGCTAGGGTTATTCCATCAACGTTTGCTGATAGTTTGTCACTTTTATCTAATGTCAAATTTATTAAGTCTATCTGAGCGTTTATGCTTGCTACCGAGGGTCCGTCCGCTACAGGACGTGCTGCTATAGCTATTACCTGTACTTGTTTAGCGATCTTAAACCCTCTTAGTGCGTTATTAGTTGTTCTTAGTAGTATTGAAAATCCTCCTAGCACTGTTGTGGCTATTTGTACATATTTTAATGTTGCATTTAGCTTTGCGACGATGTTATTACGAATATTCAAAACTCTCTCTATTAGAGAGGGAGTAGGACAAAACTTAGGAAAGGATGGAGGAAATGCTCCTATGGTACCTATACCTAACTTATCTGCTAAATCTGTTAATCTTGGTATAATCTGTTTACTTATTTCAGATGATTTAGATTGAATGACTTTTGATATCCTATCTCTACCTTTAGCTTTTAGGTTAGGTGGTATCAACTTATCAAATTCTTCCATTGAAATTCCCTCAACAGATGTTTTGTTTTTTAAACTTTTTAATTTAAAAGCACTTAATTCATCTTGTTTACGTATAGCATCTACACTCTTAATCATAGTACTTTAACTTTTTGGGATATTAATCCATCCGTTGTTAGTTGATCCAAAATCTGTCGTAGTGGTTCCGCTGCAGCTTCTAAAGTCGGCACGCTTAATTTCTTATCCACTTTAGCTACTGTGAACGCTCCAGCTACGATTTGTAAGGCTTTTATAAGCCTTTCTAAAATTAAAACTGTTGAATCTCCATATAACACCCCTTCTTCGGCATTAGGACCTCCTAAGTATATCTGATCAGCGCACATTGAAATATATCCTGTTGTATCTACGTTTATAGACTCGATTGCTGATAGGTTGATTGATTTTGCTGATGATATTAGAGTGTGATCTGTCTTACTGTTGACTACGACTCTTTGTGATGTAAGTAGGATCTGACCTTGTTGATATTCTGATACTTTTTTAGGTTTAGAATCTGTGCTTGTGTAAGATTCAAAATTAGTTATTTGTTTTGTATCAAGGTTTATTTTTTGAGTGCTTGTTAGGTATGCTGAACTTATGTCGTTTTGGATATTCTCCTCGATAGGTATCCAACCTTCTTGCGGTGCATTGGGATCTTGTCCGTTGCGTATTATTGTGATTGGAGCTCCTGGATATAGCTGTCCTTCAGACCAGTTATTTACTCCTTGATTTGTTTTCTTATCTACAACTGTACTCCCTAGTCGTATACTGTTACCAAATCTTCCCTCAACTACAACATCTCCTTCAAATGGTGTTATAGGATGTATACTAGCTTCTTCTTTAAAAGTTTTACCTAAATCAATGTTAGTAGTTCCCCCTTGTATCTTTCTAACTCTACCTTCCCCTGCCTTTTCATAATCATCAACTTGCTCCTCCGGAACTTCGTAAGGATATGCGTTATGGTGTGGATGGTTCCATAGTCCTACTATTGATATGTAGTATGGTTTTGGCAGTAGAACAAAGGATACCCTAGCAGGAAAGAATGTACCTCCGAGCTGTTGAATCGACTGCAAGGTCGATTGTGCTACCCTTGATCCTCCTAACTGGGATTGTATAAATCCTTGTAAACTCATTTGAGATTATTTAACTCAGCCATAAGCTGTGCTTTTTCGGCCTCTGTCATCATGAATTCACCTGAGTCGCTTTGTGAAGCTGTGTTAAGAGCTCTCTGGACAATTGTAGCCATTTTAACCAACATTTCATCATTCTTAATTCCTAAATCCATGTAACTACTTATTAGAGGTACTATCATAGTAGCATCTCCTATGTCTTGCACTAAGGGTCTAAGTTCTGATATTAATGCAGCTATTTGTTTCTCTTTTGTTTTAGAATTTGTATAGATTTCCTCTAGTAAGCCTCCAAAAGTCTTTTTACCAAATATTACTTTATCTAAGTTGCCTTCCATAATCAACTTTTAATTATAAATAGGTAAATTTCAATATCTTCAAAATTCTATAACATCCTGCTCTAGGTATCTATGGTAGCCTTGCTTAAAAATCTGATGTAGTGATTTTGCTACTTTCGTTATCTTAACAGTTTTAATATCAGGATGCATCTCTCTGATGTAGATGTATAGTGCTTTTTTGTTGAGAACTGCTAATTGGTTACGTGTCCTGAAAAGTTGTAAGATTGAATCGGCCACATCTCCGTCTTCCTTCTTATCAAAGATGTTATCTAAGTTTGATTCTACGTACTCTATAAACTTATCAAGAAAGACTGAGAGTTCCATATCTGGATGGATTTCTTGATCATCATGCTCATAGCTAAAATCAGAACTGTCCTGTATTTCAGCAATGGAAGCTCTTTCAACTCTCTTTTTATAGTTTTTAGTATTTGTCATTATCAAATACCTTTTTGCTATAGTACCAAAGTACGAGTAAGCTTTAGCTCCTTTAGTAGGATCGAATAAATGTAATTTTGATAATAGGAATGTAATCACTTCGTGCTGTAAATCCTCAATAGACTCCTCTTCGGTGTAGTAGAATTTAAACGTGTGTATTATGTTCTCTGTTAACTTAAAAAATGCATAATGGATTTCATCCTTGTAAATATGCTCTCTTTGCAAAGGATCAGAGCAAGCTACGTATTTTAGAATAGCCTGCTCTGTCTCATATGTAAAGTAGTTCTTATTTTGCTTAGCCACTTACCCTACCTCTTTTAATTTATAATCATCTAAGGTTGTCTGTATTTGCTTTGGTACTGGTTAAGTATATCTTCCTGCTTTTCTACCTTTTTTAAAAGGTTTAAACTAGTATATCCTAAGATAACTACTACTACTGCTAATATTGATGCTAGTACGATCATTGGTCAAAAAAATTATCCATTAACGATTTTAGATTAGGACTACCTACTTTGCCCAAAGCTTTCACTTTAACTTGTTCTTTAGTCATTGTCTTTTTGGTAGGTTTTGGTGCAGGTGTAGGAGTTTCTGATTTAGCTCTTTCGTATTCTACTCTCGCAGCTAATAAATCAGCTTGGTGTAGTACGTATGGGAGAGATGTTTTTAATTTACGCTCTTCGTAGTACGAGATGTAGTAAGCTTTGTTAGCCTCATCATATAACCCATCATGTAGTTTAATACCTAACATTTCGTTAGTTGAAACTTTAATTCCTAACTGAGAAAGTAGCCAAAGACCTAGTAGCCAAAGACCTCTATCTGGAACTGTCATAAAGGTTAGGTCTGGGTTAAATTTATACAACATTCCTCGGTTCTTAATTTCCCAATCATTATCATTAGGGAATACTGATTCATGTTCTAAATCTCCAAACTTACCTAAGTCGTGGTTAAGGGCTGCAAATACCAACTCCTCTACTGTATAAGAATCTTCAGCACCAAAGTCTTTCCAAACTTCATGTAAACGCAGAGCTGCATCCACAACTCTATTTACGTGCTCTATATAACCTCCAGCAAAGCAGTTATGGTAGTCAGCTTTATGAGATGCAGGCAAGGCTACAAATCTCTCAGCATATTCTTCGTAGAAAACTTTAAGAGTTTTACCCCTCTCTCCAGGAATGTAGTTATCAATATTACCTAAAAACTTCTCCCAGTTTTCCAATAACTGCTCAGCGGTAAGCACTAAGTGTTTATTTGTCGACATATTAAAGTTCGTTAGGATTTACAGGTTCTCTGTTAAACATATCTTTAATGTCTTGAAGTAGCTCCTCTGCTTCTTGAGCTGTTTGCAAAAATTCATTAATAGGTTGGTTCATTTTAACCATCATTTGAAGTGTCTTTAACTTACCTTCAACTTGTTCAATTTTTGAAAAGTATAGATTGCGGTTTCTCATAATCTTTATTATATTTTAATATTATTTATTAATTATTTCTTTATTTATTATATCTTTATATTTTATTATTTTAATAATAATTAGAAGATAATAAATTTTTGTTAAAAAGTCAACAGAAGGTAGTAATTATTTTTAACCTTCGTGAAGTAGAACTTTTATTTTATGCAAATGTGCACAGTATTCGTACATTTCTAAATCCTCAAAATAATTTATAGCTAAGGCTAATGCTGGCATTAACTTTTTACGATATGGAGCGTTGAGTAAAGCTTCCCTAAGTCCTGGGAGAGTCGTATCAACCTTCTCAGCGTATACGTATCCTCTTACCATGAAGACATGCAAACTCCAATCATCTAACTCCTTCTTAACATCAGAACTTTTGAAAGCACTTTTGAGGAATGATAAGTTTTCAGGGAATATATGACTATTTGATGTGAATTTTTGAAACATACCTAAGTTATAGACACAGTCATAGAGATCGTAGGTTGTATCGGATATAATTTCATCCTTATCTTGCTCAAATAGAGAAAAGATACGATCAACATTCGATTTGCTTTGCGGTATGTTATTTTTGCCTTTCATGGCATATTGACACTATCTAGTAACAGATCTCCCATTACCCCAAGTGTTTTTAGTGTTATTTAGAAGCTGATCCTTTCCCACTTCCCTTCTTAGCAGCTGCTGTAGCAATAGCCATTTTCATACCCATGGGCATCTTAGGATTACTTTTTTCAATACCCTTAGCAACCTCTTCTCGCTTCTCCAGCTCAGCTTTAGTCAGACGTTTTTCATACAAATCATCATTACCTGCCTGATTGGATTCACCACTTCCCTTATCCATCTTTAGAACCATTTTTCGTAAATCAGATTCAATCTGATTCAACTTT